AGGTTTAGTTGCTAGTGGAATAGTAGATCAATATGAATATTTAAGTACCCTCGATAGTTACACTAGTCATATATGTCAAAAAATGGATGGATTGAGATTCAAATTAAAGGATAGACAAGTTGGAACTAACTTTCCTCCTATGCTACCTAATTGTAGATCAACAACTATTCCATTCTTTCCTGATGAAGTTACGCCTGAAAGAATTGCAAGGGATTCAGAAGGAAAAACATATTATGTTGATGGTGGTATGGACTATAAGACATGGAAAGAAAAATATGTAAAATAATAAATTAACAAAACATTGCGTTCTTGGGGTAAACGTCAAGAGGGCAAAAAAAGGAGAAGAAAGAACATGGAATTTAACGATATTAAAACATTTATTGATACTAATAAAGACTCAAATGAGGAATTGAAAACATATCTACAGGGGTTTAATAAAGTTACCGTTGAAGGTGTGCAAAAATTCTTAACTGAAGATAAAGATGCAAAAAGTTGGTTGGATAGTACAAAGGATCAACATGCAAATAAGCATTTAGAGACATGGAAAACTAATCAATTACAAAAATTAATTAATGAAGAAGTAATGAAAAGAAATCCATCAAAAACACCATTGGAAATTGAAGTTGAAACTCTTAAAGCAGATATTGCTAAAAAAGAAGCAGAATACGCTAAAAAGGAACTTCACGGTTCTGTAACTAAAACACTTGCAGAAAAACAATTAGATGCAAGGTTTGCAGATTATCTATTAGGTTCTGATTTAGAAACTACAAATAGTAATATTGCTAATTTTGAATCTGTATTTAATGAATTTGTTCAAAAACAAGTAGAAGCAAGAATTGGAGATCGTTCACATACTCCTCCAAAGGGTGGAAATCAAAGTAACTCTGAAATTGATGGTTTAGAGGTAGAATATCAGGCAGCAATGAAGGCAAGTAATATGCCTTTAGCTATTTCACTTAAAAATAAGATCGTAGCATTAAGAAATAAAAAATAATAAAAAATAATAAAAAATAGAACGGAGATTGATTTAATATGAGCAATGTAGCAGCAGGTACAGTTTGGAACCTCCCGAATTATAATGGGGAATTATTTACTTCAGATGCAATTAATACACCTTTTCTCTCAATGATTGGTGGACTCACTGGTGGAATGATGACCAATAATTTTGAATTCCCTACAGATTCCCAATATAGTCATGAAACAGCAGCTCAACCGGCAATTACGGAGACTGCAAGTCTGACAGCTCCAACAGCTATTTCATATGTACGAGCACAATCTAAAAATGTAACACAGATTTTTCAAGAGAAAGTATCTATTTCATATGTAAAAATGAGTAATGCAGATAGATTGAGTGGAATTAATACAGCAGGGGCTTTAAATAATGCACCTTCTGAAAAAGATTTTCAAATTGCAAGAGCATTAGAAAAGATTGCAAGGGATGCAGAATTTACGTTTTTGAATGGAGCTTATCAGATTGCGACGAGTGCAGGAGTGGCAAACAAAACTCGTGGAATGATTGAACTTTGTACTGTTAACACTGTTGATGCTTCTGCTGGAAGTTTATCTAAAGAGTTGTTAGATGCACTTTTACTCGAAATGTATACCAATGGAGCAAATTTTAGGAATATGGTTCTTTTCTGTGGTGGATTCCAAAAGCAGAAAATTTCTAATATTTATGGTTATGCTCCTCAATCAGTAAACGTAGGTGGATTGGACATTCAGAAAATAGAAACTGATTTTGGGCCAATTGGTATTCAACTCGATAGATTTATGCCAGCAGCAACATTAGGTGTATTTGATATGTCTATGATCGCACCAGTTTTTCAACCTGTTCCAGAAAAAGGAAATTTATTCTATGAAGAACTTTCTAAAGTTGGAGCAGCAGAAGAAGGGCAGATTTTTGGTCAAATGGGATTAGCTCATGGGCCATCCTTCATGCATGGAACTATTACGAATCTAGCTACTTCTTAATTAACCATAGGAACTAATGTAATGGTATACATAATGTATACCATTAACTACTATGAAAAGGAAAGTGATAAAAATGGCATATGATTTTAATTCAATTAGAAATCCAGTAATAAAAAGACTCTTTCAATCAATTTTTAGTCTCACAGCAGGTCATGATCATGACGGAGTAAATAGCAAAGAAGTTACCGTTGGTACTGTAGCAGACGGTGCTATTGCAACAGCTAAGATTGCAGACGGAGCATTGACAGCAGATGTAGCAGGTAGAGCAAAAATGGCTGATGGTTTTATTAATGTAGCTAAAGTTGCAAATGATGCAATTGAAACAGCTAAGATTAAAAATGCTAATGTAACTTTAGCAAAAGTTGCTACAACTGCAAAAACTCATATTTTTACTTATCAAATTGAAGATTTGGGTGCAGGAGTTGATATTTCTGATAGAGTAATATTCTTTGCTCCTGCAGGTATTGATGTAACTTTAGTGAGTGCATCAATTATTCCATTGGGAACTTCAGCAGGTATTGATGATTCTAATAATTGTCTTGTTGGATTAACGGATGGAACTAATTCAATTGTTGCTACAGCTTGGGATTCTTCGCCAGCATTCCCTTCTGTTGGAACGGTTAATTCTTTGGGAACTGTTGATGCAACATATAAAGTATTATCAGCAGGTGAAAAATTAGTCTTAAATGTGACTAATGGTGCAACAGCAAATCCTCCTGCGATGATGCTACAAGTGGTTTACACAGTAGCAGATGCCGTTTAAATAATATAAATAGACATGTAATTTAAAAAGGTTTACCAAAAGTATATAAGTATACTAAAGTAAACCTTTTTTATAATCTTGTGTCTATAGAGAAAGTTGGTGAATTAAATGAGTCAAGCAAGGACAACTCAGATTTTAGAAAATAATTTAGATAAAGGTTGGACTTCATTATTAGTGACAGCAAGTGGAGCAACAACCGAAACAGTTAAATCTATTGCAGGTAAAGTAGCAAGGATTTTAGTTAATGGATCTTATGATGTAACCTTAAAAGATAATACTACTGCAAAATGGGCAGTTATTAACAATACAGGTATTGATTTTTCAAATTCTCCTATTCAATGCAATACTTCTATTAAATTAACATTTGGTGGAGCAGGTAATGCATGGATTATTTACAAATAGGATGGTGTAAAAATGACTAATGCAGAAATATTAACAACGGTTAAATTACTGCTTGGTATCACAGATACAAATCAAGACGCAATAATTAACTATTATATTTCTGCATTAGAGAGAAGGATAGTTAATATTTGTGGTTTATCTTCTTTTCCTACTCAATTAGCTGATTTGGTAGTTGATATCATAGTTAAGAAGATGAAAGACGATATTATGGATGGTTTGGAATCTATTAATATGGGTGATACCAATATAAAAGTAAAAAGTAATCCTAAAAATATCATTGGATATTTGGAAGAAAATATGTCTGAATTGGAAAACTTCATGTATGTTGAGGTGGTCTAAATGTTGAATTCCAATACCATTGATTACCTTAAAAAACAGTATGAAAAATTATATACAGATACAGCAAATGTTTTTAGATACAGTAAGACAACTACTACAGCAGGAGCAACTAGAACAGGAGTTAGTTCAAATCCAACTATTGCTAACATGAAATGTAGAATTAGTCAAAAGGAATTAAACAGTCCAATTCAAAGCCAAACACAAACAGAAAATAATATTTCTTATGAAATTAAACTATTCTGTTCTCCTGATATTGATATTAAAACTGGTGATAGAATAGAAGTTACTAGGAATGGTAAAGTAATTAAAACTTACGAAGCAGGAGAACCGTTTCCATATTTAACACACCAAGAGATGCTATTGTATAGACTGGATAGGGCATAAGGAGTTGATATTATGCCATTTGATTTTAGAGAATTTAGAGAATTAACAGAAAGATTAGAAAAAATATCAGAAACAATTGATGTTGAAATAGAAAATTTTTGTTATGAAATGGCATTAAGAGCACTTTCAAGAACAAAAAAACGAACTCCCGTAATAACTGGTGATTTGAGAAAACAATGGTCATTGTCAAGTATTGTAAAAAATGGTTCAAATATAGATATAATTTTATTTAATCCACTTGAATATTCTTCTTATGTTGAATTTGGTCATAGAGTTAAGAAACATTTTGTACCTGGTAAATGGCAGGGAAATAG